GCGGACCGGAATACCGTCAAAGGCAAGAACGCGCTTACCCTCAACCGTGTCGAAAGTCAAATTGACGTTCGAAGTATTCTTGATCTGCAGACGCAGGAAGGTGCGTACCCGGCGACTGACATAGAAGACCGCGCGACCCATGCCGAGATTCTCGACAAGCTCAGAAGCGATGATCATGTTGTCAATCAGATCGAGGCCCGAACTTGCATCTTTCGTCAAGTTGGAAACATCGATGTTACAGATACGAACGCACTGGCGCCAGTCACGCAGCGTGAAACCCGCTTTCCACTGAAAGTGGTCGCGGTACGCCATGTAGGGGTTGCCTGCGGAGTCATCCACAACCTGAAGACCTAAGTCCTCATGCTGGATGCCTGCCTGCGAACCCTGCGGGATAATGCCGAAGGCACTTTCCGGGCTCCAGACGATGAGCCAAACAGACGTATTATCTACCCCTGCGGCACCACCGTCAAGCATGTTGTAGCCGCTGGACGTATCCGAAGCGCTGGCAACATCGTAGCGTGGCGTCAAGCCGATGAACTTTTCAGGATCAGTGGACGCGCCATAGAACAGCGTGGTCGCCATTTCTTGGCTCAGCGCTTCGATGTATGCCTTGGACTCAGACAGACGGAACTCAGCAGTATTGCCGTTGAGCTGGGCGAGGTCTTTATCAACCTTGCTGAAGCCTTCGAGCATACCGCAGGTGTCCGTGACCTGTTTGGTCTGAGACTTACTTTCAGCGACACCATAGTTGAGCAGGCGCCAGGTGACGGCGGGCAAACCCGTGCGGACAGTCGTCTTATGTCCGGTCGGCAAGTTGCCTTCCTGCCAGGTCATATCTTCGAGGATCTCATTCTTTGCTGAGAGCAACTCGATGATGGTATCGATCTTGTTGTTCACGTCCAAACGGCGTGCCAGATCTTGCAGCGTTGGATTGGTGTTACCAATAGTAGCCATTTATATTCTCCTAACTCTTAGGAAGTGCCCCCGTAGAGGATCTCCGCATGAGTCTGTTCAGGTTTCGTATTAGGTAGCCCGCCACGGACAATTGAGTCCTCACCCAGTGCGACACCGGCTTTCGCCAACATCCGCAGCAGAGGTGGGTAGCTCCCCATCCAGTGACTTGCAAGCATCTCTTTCAACCCATCATCAGCGTACTTATCGACAACTGTTTTGGCCTGGCCGAGCATCTCTTTGTGGTTCGGGTCTGAAGTAATGTCCTTCGTCCACTCCGCCAATTGAGCGTCTGAGTCAGCTTTAGCGGCTGCCAGTTGCTTATTGGCGTACTCTTCATGTGCGGCAACCAGTTTACTTGCGTCTTCCTGGGTGAGATTCGCGTCCTTAAACAACGGTCCGAACGTATCGACAAGCGATCCGGTCAGTGCTTCACCTTTCTCATTGGTGAAGGCGTATGTTTCAGGTGCGCCTACAGGAGTATCGCTTTCACTGGGTGCGCCTTCTGCTGCCGGGGCAGAGTCGGTTGCACCAAGTAGAGACGTTGGCTCCGCCGCCGGTGCAGGATCAGCCGCGGGGGCTGGGTCTGCCGCTGGAGGCGTAGAAGGTGCTGGTGCGGGATCGCCACTATTAGTGTTAGTTTGAGTGGCGGCTGGCGCTGCTGTTCCTTCTGTCGGGTCCATTACTCATTCTCCGATTTGAAATTTTCGTTTTGTGCCAGTCTGAACTCCTCAGGACAACTTTCCATTACGTCCTTGAAGAAAATCAGACCGTGTTCCCGCCTGCCCTCGTTGTAGAAGGTATGACTGTTACCTGTAAAGCACGGTTCAAATATCCTTGCTTCTGACAATACCCGCCAAATGAACCTACGTCCAGTGGCACTCTGCATAACGTGCCTGATATCTGAGAGTTCTCGCTCCCGGTCACGCATGCGTTTAAGTTCGGCATCTAACTTTTCCTGCTGTGTTGTCACTGGCATAAATGTGCGATCTCCTTCGCGTTATTTATAGTATCTGGTCGAGTACACTGGTCCCGTTAAGCTCGGCTTCCGATAACGTCCGAGCCCCCTGGGCAAGTTGTGTAGCCTGTTCCATTGCAGCAGCTTCCTGCTCCTGCTTGGCCCGCTGAGCGCGGATAGCTTCCACCTCTTTCTTGTCATTAAATAGTGTTGCTGGTGCACCCTGGATGTCTCCGTACATGTAGACCATCTCGTCAAAGTCAAAAACGTCAACGACTTCAGGTTTTATCGCGGCCAGGCTACCACCAAATCTTACGGTATTTTCTATGCCGGCGACCGCAACAAGCTTCTGTGCCTGGGCCAAAATCGAGATATACTCAACCTTAAGCTCCTGGCCTTGCAGCTCTTGTGGCGCCTCAGGAATGAGCCCAACATCGACCATAAGATCGAATGTCCGCTCAATCAGCGGGTCCAGCAGCTCGCCCTCCAGGCGCTCCAGCACTGGCCCAAGCATCAGCATCTTCTCCTCATTACGAATAGCGACCTCTGTCGCGGTCATCGTCTTAGGCGCCATGTTGGCCAACATGAGGAATAGGTCGTTGAACATCCGCTTGCCAATGTCGGCACGAACGCCCTGGATCTTATTCTCCATAGAGCCAAAGTCTGGACGGATCTCATACAGCGGGGCAAAGCCCTGCGGCGTGGCCGCCGAATTGTCGAAGGTGACGCCACCGGGCATCGTGTTGATGATCTCGTTCTTCAGGCTGCCCGGTGCCCGCAGCGGCGGGTCAATGACCTTGTCCAGGGCGATGAGCGTCTTCTTCTGCATTTTCTGCAGCATTTTGACATCAGCCAGGACATTCATGCCTGGGCTCGACCCGTAGACATCTGTGCCCGGTACGTCCCACCGCGGGGCGAAAACCGGGAACTGGCGGAAAAATCCAGTCTGCAGAAAGTCGGTCTCTGCCGTACTCTCCGCCATCCAGTGGATGCTGCGCCAATGCCGCCCTTGCGGATCTTTGGTATCCATGCGGTCATCATTCGGCTCAATCACCTGATGAACCTGGAAACCCTTCTCCGTAGAGCTGCGGTCTACGAGGTTGTGTACGGACTGTGGAACCCGCTTGCCCTCGTATTGCTGAACGATCTGCCGAGCCGTCATCCAGAACGATCGATAGAACGTATCGACCTGCATGGTGGCGCTCGTAGCAAGATAGTACTCTCCGATTGTGTACGGCTGAAATCGGGTAACTGTATTGAAATCGGCCAGTTGTGACATCGCCGCGGTGCCGAAAGTGCCCAGCTCCGCATAGACATGGTGCAGCACGCTATAAAGATTTGACCGTCCGAACACCAAGCGCATCCGCTCTTCGATCTCCTCCAGCCAGGCTCGTACGGCCAGGTTCTTATTCAAAGCGGGGTCCTGCACTTTAAGCTGGAACCATGGCCGTGCCGGCGAGGTAAGGCCCGCCTGTAGGCCTGCGGCCAAGATCCCAACATTATACTCAGGGTTACCGTCAATGATGAAGTCAGACTTCTTGGAGCCGCTATTCCGCTCAGTGGACGAACTGCTCTGATTCAGGTTGCGCCCGTGGCGGGGCATCATGTGGTCGACCAGGTCCTGCCAGTGAGAATCCCAGTCCTGCCGATCGTCCACCAACTCGGCCATACGGGCGTCCAGCGCCTTCTTCTGTTCGAGGAAACCCATGTTAAGACCCCAGTAGTGATTTGGTTGTCGTCTCCGCCTGGCCGAGCAACCCGAGTCCTCCGGTGCGATTCGTTCCCTGGAAACCTGCGACCAGGGCGGACTGCTTGCGTATGCGTTCGCGACTATCGCGTAACTGCTTGGCGGCGTTCTGGTTTGGCGGCGGCGGTACGTGGGGGGCTTCTGCCACGGGGGTGGAATCATCGCGGTTGGGTCGGCCCCAGGCGTCCACTCCCCCAAAAATGTTATCTACTGCTGACATGTGGGCCTCCTTAATAGGCTAAAACATCATACTCATTGTTGGCCATGTGGGGCTTGCCAGTCTGTAAACTGCGAAGGCCCCCAAGCTTTGACTGTACCGGAAACGCGAAGGTCAGGCATAGTGCGTCCGCGGGGTCGGGACTAAAGCCGATCCGCTTCTTCATGTCTTCTTTCTTCTCCATACCTATCCGTCCTAAAGAGTCGTAGAAGTACTCGGGGGCGACCAGCGAGGCGACCATCTGTTGGTCGTCAGGTATCGCGCCACCCAGCTCAAACCACTCTTTCGCTGAGTCCCACATCTCTGCACGCTTGTTTATGTACCTATGCGCCTGCAGGGGTGATCCCCCGAACTTAACCTCTATGGGGGCGAATCCAAGTTCGCGAAGGCGATCTATAACCCCTTCTCCCCGTCCACCATCGATAAATACTGCGTCTGGTTCATGTTCTCGTATCGCAGTTACTATACGTCCGGTAAGCTCCATATTGTCAAGTTTTTTGTAAATTTGCATGTCAAGTACGGCCAGCCCCTGGCGGAACAAAATGCATGAGCGATCGTCACCGAAGCGCGCAACATCGACGCCAAGGATCTTTGGCGCCCCCATATATTGGTCGATCTGCAGGTGCTTGCCTCGCGCCGGCTCGACCAGGTCAAGCGGGATCATCACATTGTCCAGGGATGCCGTAAAGTCGCAGTACCACTCCTGCCGGAACTTCGCATCTGACATGTCCGCCCGACTCTCCTCGATCTCGAAGGCATCCGACCATGGGTGTCGCACATCCTCGCACAGTCCGGCCAGGGTATCCGTGACCGAAAATACGCGGGCAAACCACCCAGGTTTTTGTAGCGCGTCCATGTAGAGCTGATAAAATTTGTTCATGCCTTTCGGCGTACCGATAAACAGGCACCACCCCTTACGGTCAGTAAGGCAGGGGCGCACAACGGCGTCCCAGGTGTCGGGCTTCATGTCCGCGACTTCGTCCATGACGACCCCGTCAAAATAGAAACCACGCATGGCGTCAGGGTTGTCCGCGCCGTATAAGCGAATCGTAGCGCCGTTATGCTCGAAGGAGATCTTGAGTTCCGACTCGTTGATCTTGACGCCAGGTAGATGCCCGCAGTACAGCTTAAAGTAATCCCAGGCGATACCTTTGGCCTGGATGCGCAGTGGCGCAACATAGGCGAAGCGCGGCATGGACAGCGTGCTTTTCAACGCAGCATCGACCAGGGCGTTCACCGCACAGACGGTCTTACCCCAACGGCGATGACACACCAGCACCGAGAACCTGGCCAGGGACTCATGTACCAAAGCCTGGTAGCGGTGGGGCAGATAACCCGTGTTGATAGTCAGGTCATCAGGTATCGCTGCTGACATCAATGACCTCCTCTACCGCGTCCTCAAGTGCCTGCTGGCCAGGGGTGCGCCCGATACCCGATTGAATGATGAAGGTATGCTTGGTGTCGATCTCTTTGCGCTCAATGAAGTCGCCAGCCATTTTGCCTAAGACCTCACAGGACCTGATGCGGTCCTTATCCTGCAAGCACTCATCGCGCATATTTTGCGTAAGATAGATCTCGCGCTCCTGACGATCGGCGATCAGCACATCAGCAATGAGGTCGTTGCGCTGCTTGAGTAGGCGCATGCCGAACACGGTAGCCAAGAGCTTCTTTATGGCTGTCTGCGAAATCTTTGTCAGCTTCGCGGTATGTTTGACATCGCCGTTATATGCGGCCAGGAAGAGCTGTAGCTTGGCCTCAGATATGCCGATCCACGTAAGGTCACGCTTATCGGTGTCAGTCAAGGTTAAGGCTTCCATGGTTACTCCATATCGGGTCTAGGCGTAATGTCCGTCATTTTGACGTTGAGGTAGCTCTGGCCGGCGATGCGAACTTCAGACAGTAGCTGGCTCAGCGGGTCGAGGTTCTGTAGGATGCCAATCACCTTATCGCCCGTGGCGGTAATGACCTCCACCCACTTGCCGATAAGCGCGGTTTTACCTACCCACTCCGCGGCGAGGACTTTGGCCGTGGCGTCACCGGCTGCCGTCTTGTTCGCAGCGAGTCCGGCCTGTAGAGCCTTAATAGCCTCGGCGTTGGTCGTGCTTTCGCCCAGGTCGCCGATCTTCAAGTAGAAGCCGTTAAAGGGTTGGGTCATGTTCTTGGACTCACCATCGGCCAGGGGGGAAGTATACAGCCATCGCATCTCGGCGTTGTTCATCCCGGCCAGGTCGTTATTCATGGCCCACTTAAACGTGCCGGTGTCCTTAATACGGATCGGGTTACCCTCCTTGTCGACCTGCACCTCGTCATTGATGACGAGAACAGTGTCGCGGGAGATCGTCTGGGCCAGCCCATCCTTTGGGATGTCTTCGACCTTGGAGGGGACGATCTGCTGCATGGCGGCGGACATGGCCAGGAATACCGCTTGCTCTCGTTTGGTCGGCACAAAGTTCTGCCGGTCCTGCATGTCTGACGCGGCGAGGCCGTTCTGCGCTCGATCTGTCAGCGTTGAGCAACCTGCGAGTAATCCTGCGATGATGAGTAGTCCGATTGTTTTCATTTCTCTTCCTCTGTTATTTCCTTAAAGAACTTGCCGCCCGCAAAGTGGACGGCTCCGTAGTAAAATACTGCTTTGCATGCGGCCCAAACGAATGAGCCTCCGGGCTTGCATAGCTTCGATTTGAACAAGATAACCAGGATAATCTTGAAGAACAACCAGTCCGCGGCTCTTCGGTCTTGCTCTGTGCCGCCGGCCCAATACAGTCGATCGTGCCAAAAGGCAGCAAAGTTGATACA